TGACACATGGTTCAGCAGGGAAACCCATATCAATCATCATCTGACATAGAGGATCTTTACGGTCAGCACGAACAGTACGAATATAATATTCATTGTGTCGAGCATGAATACCAGATGCTGTATCAGTTAATTGTGAGACTGTGCCTGATGGTTTGACGCAAGTGATCGCGGCAGCAGGGTTGATTCCAATCTTTGCTGCCCAATTTTGATTAGTCTTAATTGCTTCTTGTTTTAGTTCATTTAAAAACGCACCAAGAATTTCAAGATTATCACAACGCATATCAGCATTGTCTAGAATACCAGTCAATGATACACCAAGCAATGCTTCTTCGGTACAATTCTTTTTCCATTCTGATGAAAGATATGGAAAATGAGTAAGGGATGCTTGCCATGTTCCTAGAATAGAAGCAAGACGAACCTTACGTGCTAATGTTTCATGTGTATCTTCTGGACGAACTATAACTTCAGTGAGATTACAGAATTGCCTATCACGAAGAATAATCTCAGAGCATGGATTTGTACCAAACTCATAAGAAGCATCGCGTCTTTCTCCAAGTTTAGATACAGTCTTGCGACAAGCATCTCTGTTGAAAATACCACGCTCTCCACTCTTGCTTTTATATAGTGAAACCCATTCATCCATGAACACTCCTATTTCTGGTTTCTCTTTATACGCGACCGAGTTGTTTGCGAGTGCTCTTTGGGGGTTTTCGTTCCACCAAGCACCAGACTTGGCATCTCGCATTCTTTCATCCGTGAGATTGGATAGGCTAATAAGAGCAGATCTACGGACTCCTCCCACCACGACAATTTCCGCAATTTTACAGACAATATCATGGCATTCGATTGAGGTGAGTTTTCTCCCCGCCGCTCTCTTAAAAGTGTCAACTGTGAACTTGAAGAGATCTTCAAGAGGTCTTGGTCCTGAAGCTCTCCCTCCAAAGGTTTTAAGTCTCGCGCCAGCAACACGAACTTTTGATACATCCCACTTCGGTACTTGACCTCCAATGAGTAAGGAGATAAGTTCTTTGTAAGCCTTAGCCCAACCAGCTTTGCTATCTTCCACGATGATCGTGGTATCGCTAGGACTAAAGTGTTCAGCGATTGTAGGAAGTTTTTCAACATATTGTCTCTCCACTGAAAATCCTACACCCGTTCCACACATTAGAATGTATAGGATTTCATCAAATGCTCGTACACGATTTACCGCAACATACGAGCAGTTATATCCTGCTGTATTATCTCGTCGCAGTGCTTCTCCTGCGGTCATGAGTGCTCGCATGGATGGCATGATCTCAAGATTCAGAACTGCGTTTTCCAACTCGGATCGTAATTCTGGAGAAACAACGTAATTATTATGTTCCTTGAGATGTTCTTCAAAAAAATCGAAATATCTCTTGACAGTCTCACCCCAAGTCTCTCGTCGCTTTTCTTTTTCGATCCAACGAGCATATCTTGAAGTGTGAATAAATTTTTGATAATCTGACGGCAATTCTTTCATTATAACTCCTTATGTAAACTGGCATCTTATGTATTCGTAGTCAACACACTCCAAGATTCAGGAAAGAGTGGTTCAATTATTTGTCCAATTGCTTTTGCGTATTGTTGAACTTCCCATTGTGCGTGTGGGTCTGTTCTTTGAGTGTATACTCTAGCGTATGCTGAAAGAGAACCAGTCCAAATCCACTCAGTATATACACCTTGAGGTAAAACAAATCTCGCTTGTTCTGGTGCTACTCCTGCTTCAATAAGTTCATCATAAACATCAAGTGCTTTTTCAGCATTGTCACGATATAACTTATCAATTGTTAATTTTAACTTTGAGTCTTCAATAAATGTTTCAGATCCTTGTTTTGCTCCATTTGTTGGTTTGCTTCGAAAGAATGGATAATAAAGATCTGGTTCATACGAAACATATCTTCGCGATACTTCATTTTCAACAAATCCAACTTTATGTTTGAAAAGTTGTGTGCGTATTGATATTGGTGCTTTGATACGAAGACTAATCATCGAATGAGCAAACGGAGTCCAGTGATCATGTTCAGCAAGATAACGAACAAGATTTGAATCCTTTGCTGAAAGTTTATTATCACTCTCTGGATGAATCTTGTCCCATATACTTTGTTTATTAAAAGAAACTCTAGCAACATTTACTGTTGTTAGATCATTTCCCATATGATCAAAATACTCAACAAAACCAGCGTCTAAAACATTTACTCTTTCAATTTTATTCATGATTCAAATTCCTTCAATATATCACTTGATTGACCTAGTACTCTAATTACTTGTGCTTTGGCAAATTCAATAAATTTAGGATTATCTTTTACATATTTACAAATGTTTACAAAATTTACCCAGTCAGTCATATCAAAAGAATCATAATCAAGTTCTTTGGCATGATGAATAAAATTATTTAAATAACTATTGAATCCAAGAAAATCATCTTTTGATGTTTTCTTTTTCTCAATCCAGATATTTTTTGCTTTTTCTTCGTCACCAACAGATGAAACTAATTTATTAAAGGATGCTTCCTTCTTTATAAGAGTTCTATACAGTTCGTCCAAAAACGTTTTGTTGTCTTCGTGCCAGTAATCAAACGAAACACCTTCAGCATCGGTGAATGTCTTGGCATAATCAATTGCCCGATAGAACATATCCTTATCGTTTTCGCGAATATATTCAGCAAATTTAAAATGAAACTCAACAAGTCCTGTGAGTAGTAGAAAGTCTTTCTTGGGAATATTCATTTACATTTTCTCCATGAATTATATGCTAGCATCGCCGCAGCACCACTGAATGTGTTTTGCTCTATTATAGACACAACATCTAGATTCTTCAAGACCATATCATTTATATCTTTTTCTTTTATATGATTTGGAAATATACAAACTTTTTCATTTGTTTGTATAAGTTTATACATTATATCGCATATATTTTTATTTCTTGGTTCATTATCCAAGACATAAACAAGATCTTGGTTTTGAAATTTTTCCCTGACCTCTAGAAAATTTCCTGAACCAAGGCAAGCAATCGCGTTGGGTAGGAACAGACTGTCAATCGGACCCTCCACAACAAAGATACGCTTGCTTAGATTTAATGTGTTCAATCCATAGGTAAGTTTAATTTTATCATTCTTTTTTAATGTTATGTACTTTGGTTTAATGTTTGCCAATGATCTTCCCTGAACTCCAATAAAAATATTATGTTCATCATAAATTGGAATCAAGAGTCTTTCATCTTCAATTAAAGAATAATCTTTATTTACACTTCTAGCATATGATCCAAATAGACTTGTGTATCCAAAGCGATTCCACATATCTTTTGGTATTTTTCGTGATTCGAGAAAACAAATTGCCTTATGGTTTTCTGAAAGTTCTTGAATTTGTTCACACGGTGGTGCTAAACTTATATCTGGTTTCTTTACTTCTTCTTTTATAAACACATGTTCAATTTTAATATTTTTCTCCATGAACTTCTCTAGAGAATATTCTTTGAAAAGAGCAGGAGAGATAATTTCAAGAAACTTATAAATGTTGAAAGAAGCACCACAGTTGTGACATTTGTAAAAATAAGTGTCGTCACTCTTAAAGAAATAACCTCTCGCCTTGTTTTTATTTAATTCAGAATCCCCACATATTGGACATCTACAATTAGCAAGACCATCCTTCTTCCATTTAAATTTTTCAAGAGAAGAAGAAACTAGATTGATATATTTCTTGTCAAGATAAAGACTCATTAAAATTTCCAATCATCCGTTTTTGGTTTCTTTTCACTACTTGGTTTAGGTGTAAGTGATATTGCGTTTACTTCTTCCTTCTTAATATCAAACACCTTCATCTTGGCACGATTGATTCCAAGAATAAACTTTCGATTTACCGCAGTATCATTATAACGATTCTTCAATTGCTTGACCATGATCTGATTCATCTCAGCAAGTTCTTCGGTTGAGATAAGAGCAAACATAAAGTCAGCAGTTGCGGGAAGACCGAAAGATTCAGAAGTATCTTCAAGACCAACATCTGAATTTGAATAACCAGAACGAGTTGTTTGTGTAGCACTGAAGATCGGCACATTATATTCTACTGCCAAACCTCGTAGTTCTTCTGCGATAGATTTGATGTATGTGTATGAATTGATATTGTTACCATTCTTCAATCTTGCCGAAGCGCAAATGTTCAGATAATCAATAAAGATAACATCTGGTTTAAATTTACGCTTTAACCAAAGTTCATCTAACAAGAATCTAAAGTGATTCACATTTGCTGTAGCAGTTGGATATTCTTTGATGATAAGTTTACCAGTTACACCAGCACTTAGATTTTGAATTTTCTTTTCATAAATTGTCTTTGGTAAATCTTTTAGACTGTCAAGTGTTACATCAAGAAGATTTGCGTCAATTCTTTCGGCAATTCTTTCTTCTGCCATCTCACATGTAATATACAATACATTCTGATTTTGCTTCAAACAATTCGCAGCATGATGACATAGAAATAGCGATTTACCAACACCTGTTCCTGCCATGACAATATTCAAAGTCTTAGCAGGAGTTCCACCATTAGTAATCTGGTTAAACATTTCAAGATCGAACGGTATCTTCTTTTCTATGGTATGATAAAAATCATATCGTGATTCATAATCTTCAATATAATCGTGACCGATATGAGCATCAAAAGAGACTGCTAATGCCTTTGAAAGTATATCAGGTATCGAACCTTGAGATTGCTGAGACTTACCATCAATAATCTGAATCGATTCCATGATGGCGTTGTAAACTGCTTTCTCTTTACAAAATGTTTCTGTCTCGTTGAACAACCATTCAATGTCACATGATTCTTTATTATGTGATATTTCTTCAATGATGTGTGAGACACGCTTTAGTTCCTCTTGAGTGATTGATTTATTTTTATCAAGAATAATATACAACGCTTCCTTTGTTGGAAGATTGTTATACTTTTGAATAAACTCATGAATTGTTTCAAAAACAAATCTGATAGAACGATCATGAAAATACTCCCTCTTGAGGAAGGGAGTAACTTTTCGTGAATATGTTTCGTTTCTTAAAAGATTGTGTAGTATAAGTTTTTCAACATCGGTCATTCTTCATCCTTAGTTGATGTTTCTCCACCATAACTGAACTTATTATACACTGCCTTGTCGATCTGGTCAAGAATATCCTTAGTAAAATACTTTTCAGGATTATCGTAGATTGTCTTCTCAAATACTTTTGATCCATCAGGAAGTTCAATACGAGTTGAATTTTTCTTGAAGATTCCTGCTTCTACAGCAATATCAACAAGACCATAATATGGATCAATACCTGTATCATAATTCAAACGAATATCTACCATGCTATTTTCTTTGGTAAATCTACCTTTATAAAGTTTAGCATGAATAATATTACCCACTACTTGACCATCTGAATTCTTATCCTTTTTCTTTGAAAGATAGACAATCGTTGATGCTGCGTATTTCAAACCAGTACCACCACCCATCTCAGACATTGGAACATATGCTCCAACAACTTGATAAGTGTGGTTTGTCATAATCATTGGAATCTTTGCGACACCCAACTTAACGGTAAGAACACGGAAGGTTGACTTCACGATCTGTGCGCGAGTCATATCGCGTGTTTCTTTACCTTCAGCAGTATCATTCATCTCCTTGGAGGTTGACAACATACCAAGAGAATCAAGAACAATCATTGTTGGTTTACGACTATCTTGTGGAAGTTCAAGAACCTTATCAACAATTGTAATTGCCTGATGACGAAACTCTTCAATTGTAGAAACAGGAAAGACAGCAATTCTCTTTGGGTCGATACCACGACTCTTGAACATCTCGGAAGTCACTGCTTGTTCTGAATCAAAATAAAGAACTACTGCTTCTGGATTGTCGTTCAAGAACTTAGAAACAATTCCTAAAGTAAAGTATGTCTTACCAGTTGATGACTCACCAGCAAGTGCGAGAATTTTGTTGTTCGGAAGACCAGAATAAATACTGGCACTCAGAAGTCCATTGAAAAGGTAACAACCCGTATCAACAAACCCCGCAACATCGGAACCATCTAAACCATCAGATACAAGGGAAGCATACTTATTTCCCGAAGATG